GGTAAATTTACTTTGTAATCTCTAAAATATGTACTTTTTGCCCTACCTCTTACTGTGTCAGAAACAACTGTTTGTGTAGTTCCATCATTTTCTATTGTCTGGATTGTAAGTGCAACTTCTGAACCATTTATGTCTCCATCACTTTCAAATTTTTGTAACTGCGGAAATGCAATAGTTACCCTAACTGCATCAACATTTGTATCTGTAATTGACCTAGAAACTGGTGTTGATTGTGTAACTGTTACACCAACTGCTGTCTCTGATTCGCTGGCACTGATTCCTTGTATTGCTGTTTGATTTGAAGTACCAAATCTAGGTTCAAAAGATACATTTTTAAAATTAAAATCTGAATCAGATGGACTTGTACCAGCAGCTTGTTGTAATACTTGAGTTCCGTTAAGAAATACGTCTTTGAGCGCACTTTGGTTATATTCTGTTGATCCTTGCGAACCAGTAGCAGAGGGAAAACCAGATATAACACCTTCAGAAATTAAATCAATTAAAGTTTGGTGCTGTTTTGATGCAAGAGCATCTTTTGGCAAATTTGGATTAATCTCTGCAACAAGTGCTTCTATTGCTGCAAGTGGTATAAAAGGCATTAGGCTGCTGTACCCTCTACTTGCACTGTATCAATACCAGAACTGATTACAACAGAACCAGTAAATACTTGACCATAGATAATTGGTACTGGAACACCAGCTTTTGTCGTATTGGTGATTGCATTAAAACCAAAGTTTGTCTGTATATTTGGATCATTTTCGGACATACTAGCACTATTAAAATTAGGCACAGATGGCTGTGGCGTAATCATTTCTGTAATACCACCTACAATCATACTGGTTCCAATGGTGGTTGCTACTGAAGCAGCTGTAAGACTACCGATTGCAAGACCACCAAGACCACCTGTAACCGCAGAAAAACCAATAAGAGCAGCACCACCTAGGATTCTGCCAACCCCTCTAGCACCTGTAGCAACTGGTATTATTTTTATATCGCCATCTCCTTCAAGTTGTAATAGATCTTCAGTAATTTCTAGTTGTCCCATTTTTACAGCATAGTTTTGATTCATCATATGTTTTTCTACCTCTGGAAAATTATTAATTAAAAAACTTACAGCTTGTATTGGATTATGTACAGCAACGTCAAAATGCGATTGCTTTAAAAACTTTCTTAGTTTGCCATAAACAATTAATTTTCTAAGCTGCATATCTATAAACCTTTTTTGTATTTTTTATATATTCTAAATCATATAACTCTCTACAACTTAATTGGTTGACATTATGATTCAAAATAGTTTGATTTCCAATATAAAGAGCAACGTGATTTAATTTTTGGTCTGTTCCTTCCATAAGTAAAACGTCAAATTCTTTTATCTCTTTTTTATTAACTTCTTTAAAACCTGAACCAGTTAAAACCTTTTCAAAATATGGATTGGTAGAAAAAGCTTTTATGCTTTTCGGTCTAGGCCAAAATTTTAATTTTATTTGTTTTTTTTCTAAAAAATAATCTGTAATTAAACTCCAACAGTCATGCTTACCCCAAATCCATCTTCTACCAAAAAGACTAGACTTATATCCATTGGGTTTAAAACTATGCCAGTTTTTTTGTTCAATACTATAAATATGAAAAGGTAGTTCTAAATATTCACAAGATGCTTTATCAGCCTCAGAGGGAAAAGCAGATCCATAAGGATGAGAATGCACTACGCCAATAAGTTCTCCTCGATCTTCACAATCAGCCCAGTCCTCAGGTTCAATTACAAAATACTCCTCTGGTGTCTCAGCTAAATTTCTACAAGGCCAAAAAGTTTCTTTACCATTTATTATTGCAAGTAAACCACAAGACTCTTTAGGTAAACATTGGATAGCATATTCAGCAGCTTTATCTTTCCAACTCATTTGAAAGAACCAACAGATGGAAAATCTTTTCTTGTAACCTGTCTTTTTGGCGCACGTATATTTTCTAAATCAAGAGCAGAAACCAATTCAAACTGTACGACATCTCTATTCTCAAGTGTCTTTCTATCAATAAAATAAATTTCTTGTGGCAGTTCTGTTGTGCTTGATGGTGTGCCAAATGGATTTACTTGAATTGAATTTGATGTACTTACAGATGACAAAGTAGGTGGATCGTTCATTGTTATTGTATTTCCCATTGCATTGCCATGAGTCGTACAATAATATCTTAAATCATTTGGTGCAGTCGGATAAGCTGGTTCATATCTTACGGAGGCACCAGCATTGCCCTCAGTTCCAGTTACTGTAACAGTTTCAGCACCGCCAGCATCAGACTTAATTCTTAATGGATGTCCAGAGTTAGAACTATCAGAAACGTTGAAATGATAAATTGATCCTCGTTGCATTGTTAAAGTTGGATTATTATCAGAATCAATTAAAAAAATATTTACACCGCCAACATTAGCCACAGTTACATTAAAAAATATTTCTTCTGCCTCATTTGGATCTGCTGTAAGTGTAGTTACAGATGTTGTTTGTTGTTGAAAATTAGCAGCATCAAGAAATTGAGCCATTGTTCTATGTCTTATTAACTTTGCGCCCTGTAAATCGTTAAATGGTGTAGTTGCATTTACTGTTGCCATCAATGCGGTTATAGTTCCTAACAAATTAGAAACAGTCAAAGTTGGTCTAGGTAAAGTTCCCTTACCCGTATATTCAAAACCCTCTGCTATAACAGGGAATCTATCATAAGTATTTCCTTGCCATATAATGCTTGCATTACTGTTCATTCCAACACCAGAATGAAATCTTGTAACATCAGTGGAGCCATGTAAAGCAGAAACAAGAGTTATTGAAAAAAGCTCAATAATTGATTTATCAGTTAATTTTTGTAATTCTGCTGTTGGTATTGCCATTATGGTTCAAAAACTTGTCTGAAAGTACAATTTAAAGTTGCTCTATTATTAAATGGTATAGATTTAGTCCACGATTGACAAACATATTGACCAGCACCAGATAATGTAACAGAAACATTACCACTATTAGTTGCACTAGCAGCAGCAGTAACAGTAAAAGTATCAACTGTCGGTTGTGTAACTACTACGTAAGTTCCATCTACGGCAGATCCAGAGGTAAAATCTATTGTTACAACATCATTTATAGCTAATCCATGATTTGTGATTGTGATAGTAGTTGTAGTGCCTGATTGCGAATATGTACCTGTTTGAGTGCCACCTTCTGCTGGTGGTGTAAAAGTAAAACTTGCTTGATCTGCAACTCTACTACGCAAAAAACCTTCTATTACATCTGCTTCAGCTTCAGATACAACAAAAGTTAAATCATATACTTTAGGATCTTGAGTTAAAGGCAAGCCAAATAATGCTCTAAACTCATATCCATCACCAAAAGAAGTTGTCCTAATTTTTGGTGAACTTGTTTTTTTTGTTCCGTAGGTCGGAGAGATACTTGGAAATGTTGCCATTTATGTAGTTAATAAACCTCCTGCACGTTTTTCTTTGATTAGTGCAGATTGAACAGCAGCAGCTATAGCAGAACCAAGTTGGTTTGCTTCAGCATTATTACCAGAAACAGATGACCCAGAGGCATCTACATTCACTGTAACTATATTATTCGTTTCACCGCCACCTTTACCAATTGCACTATTTGGAATTATATTGCCACCTTTAGAACCCATTTGTAGAATTTCTGGTCCACGTTCACCTACAACAAAAGCACCGCCAGCAGCTACACGACCTCCTCTTTCTCTGGGTGTAAATATCTTACCTAAGAATCCACCGACCTTACCACCTATACCTGAAACAGCCTGTTGTATTGCAAGTTCAACAAGTTTTCTTTTAAGTTGATTTAATACATTTATTGCTGCATCCGCTAGGCTTTGAGTACCCATAACAGCGTCAGTTAAATTTGAAACTATACCTTGTTCAATATCTTCACCTATCTGTTTAAATTTATCCTTAAGTGTTTCAGCTTGTGCTGCATTTTCTTTTATTTGCTCTCCTTGGTCTTCTAAACCTTGGTTTGCTGTCAGTATAGCTGTAATTTGTTCTCTGTTTGCTTCACCATGTTTTTCAACAGCAGCATTTATAGCGTGCTGCAGTTCTACTTCCTCCCTATTACCATTTATAGTTGCTTCAAGTAATTCTTTTCGTCTTTCTTGTTTTGCTAAAAAATCTTTAAAACTTTTTGTTTGTTGTTCTTGTAAATCGTTTTCCTTTTTTTTGATCTCTACAATTTTGTTTGCTGCCTCTTCAATTTTTTTATCAGATTCAATAGTTTTTAATCTACCCTGTAAAAGTTTTATATCTTGTTCTGCTTCTGCTTTCTTTTGAAACAAACGACTTTTTCCTCTCTGATGAGATTTAGCTAACTGTTTATCTATTTTTTTAATAAGTTCTTCTTGCTCTTTAATAGCATTATTAACATCTGTTTCACCACCAGCCTTTATTAAATCATTATAATTTTTTTGTTGTTTATTTAATTTAAAAAATGCTGTTGTTAAAAGACCTACAGCAGTAGCTATAGCAACAAACGGTATCGCATTAAGAGCAATAGTTGCTACACCACCAGCAGCAGCTACTTTTAATAAACCAGCACTTACAAGTGGCAATGCTATTGCAATACCTTTTGCAGCAATTGCAACCGTCGTAAATAAACCAACAGTTTGGCCAAGTGGTGATTTAAAAAGATCATCAGCAGCTTTGATCAGGGCTGTTAAACCTTTTGTAGCTGCAATCAAAGCAGGTTCTAATGTTTTACCTAGGGTTTCTGAAAAATCTCTAAATGCTTCTCCTAACGAGTCAACATTACCAGCAAATCCCTCTGCCGCAGCTTGTGCGAGTTGATTATAACTTTCCTCAACAATACTAAGAATCATTGCATGGGCTTCAGCAGTTTTATTGGTTTTCATTAACTCTTTAATTACATCTGTTTGTGTTTTAGTAAAAGCAATACCAGAACGATTTAAGTTTGATAAATTTCTTTCAGGGTCTTGCAAAGCTTTTGCTAATTGCATAAATGACGTACTTACATCAACTTGGTTAACTTGTGCAATATCTGCTGCTGCCTGAGCAACTCTTGAGTATGAATCAACACCAATATTTCTAAAACTTGTTAATAAGTTAAAGCCTCTTGTAAATTCCTCTTGATTAAATAAAGTTTGGTTGCCTAATCTGTCTGCTGCTTCTTGTAATTCATTTAATGTAAGAGTACCAGCACCTAAATTTTCAAGACCCTGTCTTAAAATTGTTACATCTCTTTCTCTGGCAGAAAAGGTTGCTATTGCATTGCTCACAGTTGCAACAGCAGCACCTACAGAAATTAATGGACCAAGTGAAGCAGCTAACGAGGCACCTAATCCTTTTGCTGCAGCTGAAGCTGTAGTTAATGAACCAGTTGCACCTTTTGCTGAATTAGATAATGTTCTTGTTGCTTGAGAGGTTTTATTTAAAGAAGATATTGCATTTCTTGCTTCAACTCTTAAGGTAACTATACTTTCGGCCACTTAAGTAATTAAAAATCAATTAATTATATATTACCTGTTTTTTGCTCTTTGATGCATTTTTTTTTCATTATCATGTTTATTTTCGTAATACGCAGCCCAATATACCAACTCCTCTTGTGTTATTAATTGTCTTAATTCTTTTATTGTTTTACCTAATTCTGTTGCGAGAAAAAACTCAAAGTTTAACCAGTTATCTCGCCTTAATCTTTTTTTGCTGTATCTGTGTCAACTTTGACATTAAATAAAAATAGTTCAATATCATTTAAAACATTTTCTGGAAGTTCCCTTTGTAAATTGGGTGCGTCAGCAACACTAAAAGCTTTTGTACCATCTTCAAGTTCTGCCATTTGGCAAAGTAATTGTGTTGATATAACAAGGGCTTCATCTGTACCAGTTGCACTTTGGGCTTTCTGTCTATCGTATCTTGTTAAAGGTTTAAAATATAAATCTACAATCTTTTCGCCTTGAGCATTTTTAAATTCATACTTTCTTCTTGTTGACATTTCATCACCATATGATGAAGTCAACAGGTCAATCGTTCTTTTTGGTGTCATAAAATATATTAAGTATTAACCTAATTTACTATATAGCTGAAGTTATGGTACCACTTGTTTGAAAACTGATGTTTATAATCTGGACTTCGCCAAGGGTTGCACCATATTCAGCAGAAGTAATAATACCAGCAAAACTAATTTTCTTTGCAGATGTATCTTTATCAGGGAATAATTCAAATAATGCGTCAGCATTATCTCCTGTAGTTAGTACATCATCAATAAATGTTGTATAACCTGTGCCTGTTTCACTAGGGTTGTAAAGAAGTTCTGCTGAACCTTCACCAGATATCAGGCCACCAATATTTGTTTTAAAGGTATCTCCTTGTTTTGTTGTCTCCATAATGTCTTTAGTAATAGACAAAGACCAAGATCTAGTTTGTCCAACGTCAGCTTCTGTACCGCCAGCGTTTTCAAACATAATTTTACCAACATCACCCTTGATAGCCATAACAAAGAAAAGTATTTATTTTATATTAACCTTTTTTGAGTTTTTTTACATCTTTTTCTAAATTATCTTGATTTTCCATATATCTTTTACAACGACCATCCCAATAATTTGGATCTCGTCTACCTTTGACTGCTTCAATAGCATCAAGCATTTTTTCTGTAATTTCCATTTAAAGTTCCTCGTATATTTCAAACGTAATTCTAATTTGTGTTTGAAACTTACCTTCTGGACTAGATGCTAAAACTTCTGGTCCTATTGGCGAATCAAAAATTACATTTGAAACTGTAAGGTTATTGTATAGGTCACGCAGCCTTTTGCCAATAACATAGTTTGACCCTGCACCAATATTTTCTTCTGTAAAAATATTTAAAATAATTAGACCAATTACACTGTTAACAGAATTTGCTGAACCGCCTTGAGTCAAATAGGCACCAGTACCAAAACTTGTTAGGCATTGAACAAAAGTATCTTCTGTAGTTGAATCAAAAGACATATTGTTAAACACAACAGGTATAGCAGGGCTTGATGCTAACTCTGTTGCTAATCTACCTTCAATCGTAGATCTAACTGTATTTAAATCGGTTGCTGCCATTACATACCTCTAATAATTCTTTTTAATTGGTTTGGAATATAGCTGACTGCTAGTTGCTTGGCTTGTAATTCTGGAAAGCCTTTTATTGTCTGTTGTCTTGTTCTGAATTTACCCTGCCAACTTTCTGGTAAAGAAGATGGTGTTCCGTAAATAACTGGTTCTGCATATTCAACATTATTGATGATAGTACCCTTAAATTTTCTTATATCAGTTTTCCAACCATTTCTTAAATTACCAGTATCAACAGGTGTAGCTTTTTTTGATAGTTCTGTCCAACGTAATGTTGTTTTTTGTACTAACTCTTGTACTGCTTCTTCCATTAAATCATCTATTTGGTCTAATCTTATTTGTCTTGTCATGTTTACCTCAAGACTAAATCAAAACTAACTGCTGTATTGTTTTGTTCATTTACTAAAACTTGAATAATTTTAAATTCAACACTACTTATAACAACTCTATCTTTTGTGGTTGGCACAAATGTAATATCGCCAGCAGAAATTGTTAGTAATTTATCTTGCGATTCAATAAGATCATTTACTTGATTTCTTGTAACATTACTTAACGCACCTTTTATTGTTATATCTGATAATGTCTCAGCAATAGCACCTGTGGTTGTATTGTATGCACCGGCGGTAACTCGTCTTATGGTTACATCTCCACCTAACTTCGCCAAAGACTTTGATGCAGCTTTTTTTAATGCGTTAGCAAGGCTCATATTAAATAAGCAATAACAGTACCACTATCAAGTTTGACACTTGTAATGACACCTTCAATGGCAGTATTAGATTTAAACTGCAAAGCAGTTAAATCTCCTGTTATGTTTTCTGCTACAAGCGTATTAATAACAGAATCTTGTAATGCTTTTATACAGCCAAATCGACCTGTATGTGCAGCAGTATCATTAATGATTTTGGCGGCTGGGTAGTAGCTCATTGTTAACTCCTTTTAATTGCGACATTGCCGGGTCCACTTATTCGTAAACCAGTAAAGTACCGTTCAAATAGTGGTGGTACTCTATCAGCACCAACAGAACCATAAAAATTTGGTGTTACATCAATGTTACCAATTTTTACGTTCTTGAAATCTTCAAGACCACCTAATCCTAAACCATTGCGGTTATTATTCAAGTAAACAGCAAGAATGACTTGTGCCTTTTGTACTTGTTCTGGTATCTCTGTTTCTGCAAAATAATCTGTTGATATTCTAAATGGAAAACCTATTGAATATGTATTGATGTAGGTGTCTGGTTTTCTTACACCCTGTCTTGGCCATTGTAATGCTTGTGTATTAGTTACTCTTGCTCCTAAAAATCTTTCTCGGTCAACTCTAACCGCAGCAGTATATAAAGCTCTATTTTTATTGTCAGTACTAGAACCATCCCATGCAGCTACATCATCATCTGCAACAAGACCCTCTACTATTGCGTTTGC